GTGATGCGTGCGAGTCTAAGTGGCAGAGCGCCAACAACCGCAGGCGTGGCAGTAGCACAGCGCGTGGCTATGACGCTAAGTGGCGGAGGCTGGCCGCTGTATATCTACAGCAGTACCGGATGCAACACGGTGACTGGTGTCAGGGATACCGAGTGCCTGCCCACCTGAGCAGTGATCTAACGGTTGACCACATTGTGCCTAAGGCTGCTGGTGGTAAGGCTGAGCTATCCAATATGGGTGTGCTGTGTCGAGGCTGCAACGGCCGCAAGCGTGACCACTGACAGAGTGACCGGCTGTGACCATGCCTAGTGCTACTGCCTGCTACCGCTGAGCGTTGCTCATCACTGACTGTCACATTGTGAGGGTACCGGGGGGCAGTACAAAGTGGACATGCATGCGCCACGGAGACCCTGCCCCCATGACCCCGTACATTTTCGCAAAATGGAGACCGGGGGGCCTTGACCAAATCGGACATGGGGGAGTGACGCACTGTGAGCGGTCGCAATCCCGTGCCCGTAGAGCGCAAGCGCAAGCTAGGTAACCCTGGTCGCCGAGAGTTGCCGGAAGCAATTCATGACGTTTCCCCGGCCACGCCCGGCATTCCCCCGACGCTGGGCCCTGCGGGTGTCAGCATGTGGGAGCGCGTTGCCGCTGGTGCCGTTTGGCTCGCTGAGTCCGATAAGCCAACCCTTGAGCTTCTGTGCGAAAAGGTCGACCGTCGCGCGGACTTCCTAGAGCGGCTGGCAGATACCGATCCTGTCCTATTCACGGATAAGGGATACGCGTACGCAAATCCGCTCGTCGGCATGCTCTCCACCATTGAAACGGAAATTGCAAAGCTATTCAGCGCGCTGGGGCTTACGCCTAGCGATCGAACGCGTATGGGTCTGGCGGAAGTCAAGGCGCGCAATGCGTTCGAGGAAATGATGGCGAGGAAGCGGGGCAGCGAATGACCGGCGCGCCGCTGTACCTCACGCACGTTGACCCTGAGGAAATCGCCCGGGGCGACGGAGCGGATTTCCACTATTTCGCCGAGAATCTGCTAAAGGTCACCAAAGACTCAGTGGGTGGTTCCGCAGGCGCTCCCATGGTGCTCCGCGACTGGCAGCAAGGCATGACGGGCCGACTACTCGCCCGGAAGTCTAACGGGCGCTTGCGCCACCGTCAGGCCCTCATAGGCGTGCCCCGTAAGAACGGCAAGAGTGCCCTAGGCGCTGGTATCGCGCTGTATGGTCTGGCGTTCGGTCCTGCGGGTGGCGAGGTTTTCTCCTGCGCTGCTGATAAGGAGCAAGCGCGAATTGTTTTCGGCACGGCTCGCAAAATGATTGAGCTTGAGCCGAGTTTTTCCGGTGCATTCAAGGTTTATCGGGATGCTATCGAATTGCCGGCCACGGGCAGTGTTTACCGCGTATTGAGCGCTGAGGCATTCACTAAAGAGGGCCTAAATCCGCACCTAGTGCTATTCGATGAGGTTCACGCGCAGCCTAATCGTGAGTTGTGGGACGTTATGGCGCTTGCCACGGGCGCACGGCTTGAGCCGCTGATGGTTGGTATTACAACCGCTGGGGTCAAGTCGGATAGCTCTGGTGGCGACAGCCTGTGCTATGGGATGTATCAGTATGGCCAGCGCGTAGCATCCGGCGAAATTGACGACCCTAGCTTTTATTTCGAGTGGTGGGGAATGCCGGAAGGCTCTGACCACCGTGACCCTGACATGTGGCGCATGGCCAATCCTGGTTTTGGCGACATTGTGTCTGAGGATGACTTTCACTCCGCTGTGCTTCGGACCCCTGAGGCTGAGTTTCGCACTAAGCGCGGTAACCAGTGGGTCAGCACCGCGCAGGCATGGCTACCGACCGGCGCATGGGATTCCGTCGCTGCCCCGGATATTGAGATTCCGGCGGGCGCTGACGTGGTGCTCGGTTTCGATGGCTCATTCAACAACGACAGCACCGCGCTAGTGGCCGTTTGGACCCCTGAGGGTGACCGGCTTCCGCATGTGGACGTTGTTGCCGCCTGGGAAAAGCCGCAAGGCTCTGCCAATGGTTGGGCCGTGCCCATCATCGACGTTGAGGACGAAATCCGGCAGGCTTGCCGACGCTGGCAAGTGCGGGAAATCGTCTGCGACCCGTACCGCTGGGCCCGCACATATCAGATTCTCGAAGATGAGGGCCTGCCGGTAGTTGAGTTCCCGCAGTCCCCAGGGCGCATGATTCCCGCAACCGCCCGGTTTTATGAGGCGGTACTAAACAACGGGCTTACGCACAGCGGAGACGCGCGTCTGTCGCGCCACCTGTCCAATTGCGTAATCCGCACGGATTCTCGCGGTTCCCGGCTGTCTAAGGACTCTAAGGGTTCTCCCCGAAAGATTGACCTTGCCGTGTCCGCCGTAATGGCGCTTGAGCGCGCGTGCCAGGAATCGGAAGTAGAGCCAATCCCGCAATTTTTCAGTTGGGCCGACCTATAAGGGGTTACCTATGGCCGATGAACCGAAGCGGCCTAGGTGGCAGATCCGCCGTTCGGCCATTTCTGACGTTACTGACGTTGCCGGTATTGGCTGCGTTGTTTGGTCCGCATGGTCGCTGAATTCCACGCTCGGCGAACTAGTGCTAGGGCTTTCGTTTCTGGCCGTGGGTTGGGCGGTTAGCCGGTGAGCATCGTAAGGAACCTACTGAATTCAGTAGGGTCTCAGCGCTTTTACGCACCATCCGGCGGGGGCGATCCCTGGTCGATTCCCACCAATGGGCAGCTTGCGCCGCTGACTGCCGCAGGAATACAGGTCACAGAAGACAGCGCAATGAAGCTAGTTTCTGTGTCGGCGAGTGTCCGGCTGTTGTCGGATGCTGTCGCAGGGCTGCCGTTTGATGCGGTCAAGGCTGATGGCGCTATCCGGCGCACCCTTGAGCCTCCGCCGTCCATCATCTCCGACCCCTTTGGCGGCAACGGCAACTCCCAGCGGCCTACGCGCCGTCAGGGCTTTGTTCAAATGATGGTTTCGCTACTGCTGCGGGGCAACGCGTATGCGCTGATTACCGCGCTGGATTCCCGGGGCCGACCTGCGCGACTGCGCGTGTTGCACCCGGATCGCGTCAAGTGTGAGTTTGATGACGCTGGCCTACGCACGTACGAAATCGACCGGGAACCGGTAGACGCTAGCAGCATCGTTCACCTGATGGGGATGGGATTCCCTGAGTCGCCTACTGGCCTGAGCGTCATTGGGCAGGCTCGCACCGCAATTGGCCTAGGGCTTGCCGCTGAGGAATTCGGCGCGCGCTTCTTCGGCGAGGGTGCGCACATGACCGGTGTAATTGAGGTCGCGGCGGACCTGGACAGGGATCGGGCGCGAACGCTCAAGGAATCGTTTAGCGGTTCTCACAGCGGCCTGCGCAACTCGCACACGGTTGGTGTTCTGAGCGGCGGGGCCACCTGGAAGCCAATTTCCGTCACTCCGGAAGACGCGCAATTCCTCGGTACCCGCATGGCACAAGATCTGAATATCGCCATGCTCTTTGGCATTCCGCCGCACATGCTCGGCCAGACGGATAAGACAACTTCCTGGGGCACGGGCATTGAGCAGCAAGGCTTGGGATTCCTCGCCTACACGCTGTCTGCATGGCTGGGCCGCTTTGAGGATGCATGGTCGGCAATGCTGCCCGCTGCTCAAACGGCGCGATTCAACGTCGATGGCCTGCTACGCACTGACGCTGCCGGACGGTACGCCGTGTATGGCTCTGCGCGCTCTGCGGCGATTCTCACGACTAACGAAATCCGGGCGCTTGAGAACTTCCCGCCCGTTGACGGCGGAGACGACATTGCCGCGCCGCTGAATTCGAATGTGAAGCCACTCAAGGACACCGGGGCGAGCAGCAGCGCGCCTAAGGCAGACGCTCTAGGGGCTGTTTTGTAAATGACTGATTTTTCAATGCGCGGGACGCGGGCCGCTGGTCTGGAAACGCGTCAGCGTTCGTTCCGCGAGGTAGAGCTACGTGCGGGCCCGGATGGTTCCGGGGGTGACTCGCTGACGTTCACGGGTTATGCGTCTGTCTTTGACACGCCGTACTCCGTGCGCGATTGGCTGGGGGAGTACCGCGAGGTAATCCGGCCCGGTTCCTTCTCCCGCACGCTGGCGGATGGCGCTGACGTGCCGTTCAAGATTAACCACGATGGCATGACCCTTGCGCGGACGCGATCGGGGACCATGCAGCTTTCGGAGGATTCAACGGGCCTGCTGGTCGAGGCGCGGCTAGATCCCGCTAACCCGCAGGTGCAGGCACTCCGCAGCGCGATGGAGCGGGGCGACATTGACGAGATGTCGTTCGGATTCACCGTGACGCGTGAGCAATGGTCCCCGGATTACGGGCAGCGCGATATCCAGGAAGTCGACCTAAACAAGGGTGACGTAAGCGCCGTGAATTATGGCGCTAATCCGGCTACGGCCGGTGCTGCCCTGCGTTCCCGCGATATCGCGCAAATGATCCGCGATCATGCGGACCCTGCGGCGCTTATGCGCACGCTCGCTGAGTCTCTGGGTGTTGAAATCCCCGCTCAGCCAACCGCTGTGGAATCTCCCAGCGGCCTTTCCCCTCTTATGCGTCTTCGCATGATTGACGCTTTTTCCTCTCAGGAGAACCTATGAATAAGCGACAGCTAGTCGCTGATCTAATTGCGAAGCGTAATGAGCTGCGTAATGAGGTCGCCGGCCTGGTCGATTCCGCCCGCGCTGACAATGAGCGTGCGCTATCGGACGTTGAGTCTGCGCGTTTCGACGCTGCGGAGACCGAAATTCGGGAGCTTGACGCGCGGGTGCGTGAGCTTGATGAGCAGATCCGGGCGGATGACGCTTCGGCCGAGATGGAAAAGCGCTATGCGCCGTCCGGTGTCCAGGTGGTTTCTGAGCCTGAGATTTACCGGTCTGGTCACAGCGGGCGCAGCTACTTCCGCGACCTACACCTAGGCCGTAACCGTGGCGACCGTGACGCGCTCGACCGCCTGACTCGCAACACTAAGGCGCGGGAGGCTGAGACTCGCGGTATCACCACCGTTAACGGCGCTGGTGGTGAGTTCGTTCCTCCGAAGTGGCTAGAGGACAACTTTGTCCGCCTTGCCCGTCCGGGCCGCGTGACTGCGAACCTGATTCAGAACATGCCGCTTCCTCCGGGTACTGACTCGATCAACATTCCTAAGGTCAGCACCGGTACTGCGGTTGCGGTACAGGGCACGCAGAACACTGCAATTCAGCAGACTGACCTAGCCACCACGTCTATCTCGTCCAGCGTGACGACTATTGCGGGTGGTCAGGTTGTTTCGCTCCAGCTACTTGAGCAGTCTCCGCTAAACATTGACGACGTGGTTCTGTCGGACCTTGCTGCGGCCTATGCCCAGCAGTACAACACTCTAGTCCTGAGTGGTTCGGGTGTTGGCGGTAACCCGACGGGCATTCTGACCCTTGCGGGCACCACCAACATTGACACGACCGGTTCGCTTACCGTCACCGAGATTTACTCGCACGTGGCTAACGCGATTCAGTCTGTGCATACCGCGCGGTTCCTGCCCCCGGACACGATCATCATGCACCCGCGCCGCTGGGCGTTCCTGTGTGCTGCGGTGGACACGACCGGCCGTCCGCTGGTGCTTCCGGTTGCGAATGCCTATAACCCGCTAGCCACTTCCGGTGAGGTCGCGGCTCAGGGTTATGTCGGGACCATGCTCGGTCTGCCGGTCTACGTGGATGCGCTGATCCCGACCAACCTGACGGCGGATGCCGGTTCGGGTGAGGACGCGATCATTGTTGCTCGCCTAGCGGACCTTATCCAGTGGGAAGGCAACGTCCGCGCTGAGGCGTTCGAGCAGACTTACGCCAATCAGGCAAGCGTGTTCGTGCGGCTCTACAACTACATGAGCTTTCAGCCTGCCCGGTACCCGGCTTCCATTGCGAAGATCACCGGTTCCGCGCTGATCGCGCCTACCTTCCCGTAAGCCTGAGGGGGTCCCAGTGCAGTTGATTTACTACACGGGTCAGGATGTTGCGCTCAGCAGCGTTCCGACCGATAACACTGGGGCCCCCGTTGGCGGGCCTGTGACGGTCTCTCTGACTGTTACGGGCCCGTCTGGGCAGTCCAGTACCCCGACGGTCTCCGGGCCCGTTAGCGGGGCGTACAGCGCCGTTGTTCCGTCAGTGGCTTCCGCCGGTGTGTGGCTGTATCGCTGGACGGCCGTAGGCACGGGTGTTAGTTGGGTCTCTGAGGGACAGTTCACGGTCCGCCCGCCGGGCGTTGAACAGTTCGTAGACCTTGCCAGCGTCAAGGCGCACCTAGGGCTACCGCCTGCGGATACGCGTCAGGACGACGAACTACAGGGGTTCATCCTCGCTGCTGCGGATATCGCGCGGGACACCTGCGGGCCCTTTATGCCGGAAACCCATACGCAGTATTTCAGCGGCGGACGGCCGACCATCGTTCCGGATTGGTTGCCGATTGCCAGCGTGCTAAGCATCACCGAGTTTTACGGCCTGTCCGGCTTCGCGCTGACTGAGGAACCCCTAGGGGCGCAGGCAGACGCGTTCGGCTACACGGTCGATTACGCCACGGGGCAGATCACCCGCCGCACCTTTGGCG